GATGTTGTTGCTGGGTATCCACCTGTTTGTACTTTCTTCTTTTTAGATTTAGTTTCTTTTACTAAAAATGCACTAACTCTACTTCCAGTAGTTTCAAGGTTTCCAAACACACCATCAATAGTTCTATATACGGAGTTACCACGCTTTGCATATAATCCATAACCCAAATTAGCTAATGAATTTTTATCCATTCCAATTTGTGTTGATGAGAATGAATCTACTTCTCCATATAAACTTTCTCCAGTAGGGCATTCTATATTAACAGAACCTTGTGCTGGATATGTTGGATATTCGGTATCTAATATATCTACAAAATTATAATCAATGGTAGAATCGTATGTTGGGTTTGTACTTTCTAAAATAACTCCATTATTAGCATCAACGATACCATCGTAATTATTTAAATTACTTTCTAATGTTGCTATCTCTTGTGCATTTAACTCACCTTCATTATAATTGTATTCAGAATCAATTGAAACATCATCGAATGTAGTAATTGTAGTATCAAAGTCATTTCTTTCAGATTGCGGCTTTGTCCATTTTACTTTACTTCTTTCCAAGTAGTGAGGTTCTATCAATAACCCTTTAGATACTTTTGCTCTAGCAGGTGCTAAATCATCAAGTACATCAAAAAGAGATTTATCTATATGTCTTACTAACTGAATGTATTCATATATGTTTCTATCCAGTCTTTCAAAATAATAATTTCTTAAAACTCCCAATTCTCTATACGAATCTTTATATTCATCCGATGGGTCTCCAATATAGTTATCAATATTAAAGTCACCAAATGCTTTTAAGATATCCATATTCAACTCCTTAATCGGAGAGAAGAATAATCCTAAACGATTTGAATCTATTGGAGCTCTATCAAATGATTTTTTAGTTGCTCTTGTTTTATGAGAAAGATTTGTTACTAAAGATGAGGATTCAAATCGAATCTTATTTGAAACATTGAAGCCTAACGATGGAACAGTAGCTGTTACAGTTCTATCGTATGGTGTATATTGATATGGGTATGCTGATGCCGAGTACATATTACTTGCCGATGCAAATGGTTCAGCATAGCTTTCATTAATAGCAACATTCTTAATAAATGAATCTTTAGTTCTATCTTTTGGATACTCAAAATCCAAACGGAATAATAAATCCGATGTTGATGCTGTATATGAGTTTCCGTTAATTGCATCAGGGAATAAACTATGATTTTCAAATTTACTTCTTTGTAGTGGTACAGTCCATAAACGAACTTCATCTACATTACCAGAAAATCCATTTCCCCCAATTTGTAATGATGACCCAGTTTCCCATTGATTATCAGATGTCAATAAAGACATACTAACAAATGTATTTATTCTAATACCATCGGATGATGCCATCCATATTTCATATTGTGATTGTGAACCACCATAATTATATCTGTTGATAGCTATGTTTGTATAATTTTCCAATGATAATGGAATATTAATACTACCTGTTTTATATTCAGGACCAAATACATATTCTTCACTTGTTACATCAATATAAGGAGTACCAACACCAGTAGTCATAAAATAACTACTTTCACCAACATCTCCTCCAAAGTTTAATTCTAACGAAACAAATGAACCAGTTGTTCTAACAAAATCAACTTTCCACTCACTACCAGAAATTAAAGTATATGATGGATTTGGTAATTCATCAGGCTTTACTCTAAATTCAATACACGCTGGATAGTTTCCAGTTGTTGGTGCTACTTTCCAAGGTACTTTAATATTTGAACTACCATTTCCATTTAAGCTACCTGACAAATGGATTGCTGCGGTTCTATCATCAAATGTAAATTTAGTAGTTGCATCTTTTGTTGGGTCTTGAGGTCCACCAAATTCCATTATGGTCAACATAGATTGTGGTACACCATAACAAGCCATAATAGCTTTCATAGCCCTACCAGTTCCTTTATGTTTTAAAATATATGGGAGGTTGTTTAGTATTCTTCTCCAAACTTGGTTGTTTGCTTCTTCCAATGGCATAGAATACATTTGATAACCTTCTCTATTAGTACCATACACATGCTCCCAAAGGAAATTTGAATTAAATGCTCGCTTTGTATCCCACCCAAACGATTCCAATACAGGCCCAACAATAGTATCTATTATATTTTTTGATTGTAATTCTCCTAACTTTTTACTATCTCTAAGAGATGTTATATAAGTCCAAATTATATCAAAATGTTGACCTATCATATCCAAAAATACAATAAAATCATTATTATCATAATCTTCTTGTATAAACAACGGTAGATTATTTACTAAATAATTTGTATTGTATTTATCATAATATTCGGATGATGCTATGATTGTATTATACCAAATTTTTGCTTCTTCTGTTGTTGTTAGATAATTTACTTTTCTGGTAATTCCATCTGAAAATGTATTATTAAACTTTGGATATGCTAAGTTGTTGGTAGATGTATATAAAAATCTTTCAAAGCCATCAAAGTTTTGAATTAGATTATTTATTTTATTTAATAACGTACCCGATTCATCAATTGAGTATTGACTATATTGTATAGCCGTTTCAAATTGCATATCTAGTGAATCTTCCGTATTTAATATTTCATTACCTTCTATTTCAGGTGTAAAAATTCCCAATGAATCTTCCGTCAATACATACCCAACATTAAAAGTTTGTTCTGAAAGTAATTGATACTCTTGTATATATTTTTCAAGTATTCCAAGCTTGTAAACGAAATTATTTACTCTTTCTTCAGCCGAACCAAAGTTTATATAATTACTCCAAGCATATTCAGAACCACTAACATATTCTATATTTAATTTACTGGTATCTATACCCTTTGATTGTGCATATTTATTAACCAATAAATTGGATGAATATGAACCACTTGATATTAACTCATCAAAAACTTGGTATCCGATTCCATTATCAACATCTAAAGAAAAATTAGGTCCTTTTAGCGGTGGACACGTTTCAAATGTATCACCAGTTAATTGTATAGTATCAATTATTGGATTTGCTAAAATTTTAGAAATCCAAACTTGTTGATTTGTTTGTATTGATGTTGGTAAAGGTTCGTATAATTTTACAATTAAAGAATTTTGACTACCAGTCCAAGTTGTAATTAATTTGTTATCACCTTCCCCAAAATGCAATAGATGACTTAAGTATTTGGTAGTTTTTTCACGTAATAAACTTCTATCAAATTGATTAATAAATCCTTCAGCTATTCTATTAATAGCTACATTTCTTGGAATTGTATAATTACTTTTTACAAATTTAATTGTAATAAATTCCTCTTTACCACTAATAGTTTCAATACCACTAATATTATATGGTATTAATTTTAAATTAAATACAATGTTATTTACATCCTCAGCTACATTATCTCCAGCTAATTCTAATAATTTTTTTACATTTAAGGATACATTTCCACTAGATTGTAGTTGTGTGAAATTAGTTCCGTTGTATAATCTAACGTAATCAGTATTTACTGAATCGTATGCTATTTGAAAATTAACATCAGTTCCTGCAAAATCCGGCCCAAATAATTCAGATGGATATGATATATTTCTTATATCAGGAGTACCAACATAAACTTCATTAACTACATTCAATACAAATTCAATAGGATTACCATCAATAGAGGTTGGTGCTGATAATAAGGATGCTCCTGTTTTTTTTGTAGTAGATGGTATTAATACAACTCTATAATTTCCTATCTTAGTGATAGCAGATGCTGGTATTGTTACGAAAAAACCAGAAGGTCTATCAGACTTATCTAAATCTGTGTATTTGTAAACACCATCACCTACATAAATGGCCACATCAGATACTACGCTATTTTTAAATATACCAATAGGAATATCTGATTTATCGTTTATGTTATATTTTTTAACACTTTCGGGATTTGAAAATTGAATGGATGGTAATACTCGTCTTGTTGGTGCTTCTTCGGTAGTTATTGATATTGTTAAGTCTGTATTTGCTTCAAACGTTAAAAACACACTGTTAGCTCCTTGAGCTAATGCTAACGCTGAATTATCTGCCGATGGCAAAAATTCTGCTGGAGCAGCTCCTGCAAATTCTCCACCATACGTTACTATTGCTTTTGATATTATATAGTTTGTTAAATCTGCAGATGAAATTGTTATATCAGTTCCACTTTTTTCGGTATATGTATATACTTTTTGAATTGTTAATGTATCAGATGTTGTTCCGTTTGAGTACAAAACAGAATCAGCAACTCCATTTATTTCAATTTTAATACTGACATTTTTCTCCAATGTTGGATTTTCTATAATAGTATTTGATTTTTCTAAATTAAAATCAATATCAATTATTTGATTAGATGCATTGTATGGAAAATTTTGTATCACATCATCCTTATAGTATTCAACTATTATTTCAAATGGTGGAGTATTTGTGTATATAGGTTCATTGTTACCAACCAATGGTTCATTATAATTTGGTAATAATCTAGTTTGATAATTTACTAAACTATCAGCCAAATTTATATTAAAGTTTAAATTACTAAAATTAAAATTTAAATTTGGTACTGCTCTAAAAACATACTTTTCATTTGATTTAAATCCAAGCTTATCTAATGTGATAACCTTGCTTCCAAATTTTAACAACTCACTTAATGATATATCTAACTTATCAGTTGTTGTTTTAAATGTATTTTCAGCGTTTACATATATTTGAGCAGATTCGTTTGATTTAATATTTATTATTAAATTACTATTTGCATTTATAGTACCATAGGCATTTGGGTTAGTTGTAATAGGAATTATTACATCATTGGGAGTAGATACCACCCCACCACCACCACCTCCGCCAAAAGACACAGATGAATCACTAATACCATTAAGTACGCCGATGGGTGTTCTTCCATCAAATGAGAAATCATCTCCTAATATTCCATAATTTGCTTCTGCCATTACTTAATAAGTATTTTATTGTATATTTTGTCTTTGATTCCTATTTCTATCATAAATTTCATCTCTCTCTCTACCCAATCCACCACCACTTTCAATTTCAGTAAAGCCACCTCCACCACTACCGCCACCAATAGGGGTTTCTATTATAACAGGTAGTTCATTACGTCTATCATCAACAGGTTGCTCTATTGTTATCACTTCACCAGTTGTTGGATTTTCTCTTTCAACAGGAAAAACAACAACAGGATCCGGAGATATTATACCAGGATCTGCTTTTATTTTTTTAATAAAAGTTAATTTCTTTTCATCTTGTTTAGGTTTTTCAATTGTTACAATTTTTAATTCAGGTACTTTTGTATCAATTTGTATATCGGATGATTTAGATTGTAATATAGTTGGTGCAGTATCTAAACTTTCAATTCTTGAATTTACAGAAGTAACACTTAATTGCTCGTCTTTTTGAGTTAAATAAAAATTAATAGAATTAACAATTAATTCGGATAACCTTCTTATAATAGTATTTTCTGCCAATTGTAATCTAGGAGATGTTCTTCTTGGTTTTCCATAATTAAGGTCTTTGATATCAGATATTCTATTAGTAAATTCATAATATGCAGATTCTACAAACTTTTTATGGACAGCTACGCTAAATGAGTCAAAATTAGAAATTTTATATTCAGTTTTTAATTTTTCATACCATCCCTGTCCATAAGTATTTTTTATAAAATCATCTATTGTTGATGCGTTTATAGATTCTACTAATTTTAACGCATTGTAAATAATATCACTTCTAAAATCACCATTATTATAAAATATACCAAACCTTTCTTTTATATCTTTTATATTTGGACTTCTTTCCAATGGAAATAATCTAACTTCTGTTCTAGATGGTGATATTTCACTAATCCAAACCTTATCGTCTGGTTTATATGACCCAAGTCTTTTATTTATAAGAGATATTTGAGTTTTGAATAAACCATTTGCATAACCGGCTTCTTTTATTAATCTTTCAACATCTATAAAATATTCAGATGGTAAATTATTTCTAGTCATAGTAGTACCCTCTGCCAATAAAAAATAATCATTTATATTTTGATTAGTAAGAGATATATATCTAACTAAGCCATTATCTTTTTGTGGAAGTTGATTTTCTGAAAAATCATACATAATAAATTCAATAACATCATCCTCACTTAATCCAAAAAAAGACTGTAAATCCCCTTCCTCAAATATTTTTCTATCCTTTGGGTTGATTCGGTAAGCTTTATTTTGTACTACCTCTTTAAAGTTTTTTAATCCAGATGCTGCCATAATTTATTTTTTTATTAACCACTCCAACTAGTTCCAACTTGTTTTTGAATTGCAACTCCTAAAGTTACACTTGATTTTTCAGATTTTACATTCAAACTACCTTTATATGCGGTATCACCTAATAATGTTACACCAGCAGATGGTCTAAAATCATCTATCTTTGATGGAATTGTTTTTACTGTCAATAGTTTAGTTTGTTTTGGTTGTAATGTAAAAGATGGTATCTTTTCAAATGAACCCAATGTTTGTCCCGCTTCTTCAAACGTTATTGTTATAGGTTCTTTTGAGAAATTATAAACTTCAAGATCAGGTCCATTAATCCATTGACCGTTACCATCGTCTTTAGCTCTAGCTCTATAAGTTAAATCACCATATTGAGGTTCTCCCTTTTGAACACTCTTAACAGAGAAATCCATACCCACTTTAGCACCTTCCGCAATCTTAGCTTGTTTACCTTCTAATATTTCTTTGTATTGCTCATTTTGTTCTTTTAATGATTGATTACGAGCAGTTAAAGAAACTCGTTGAATTGCTTCAGCTGTTCCCTTTTGGATTGCGTTTTGTAAATCAACAACTACATTAGATATTTTTACGTTTGCTTGATTTAACTGATTTTCAAATGATGCTACTAATATTTTTTGAGCATCAACATCAACTCTTAAACTTTCAGAAACGATTTCCAGTTCACTAACTTTAGCCGTTAAATCAACCACAATTGTATTAAGTCTAATAACTTCTTCCGTCAAATCTATTACAGATTGAGTTACTTCATTATATACAGGTCTTGGAACATCATCATCTAATGGTGGTGGTTCACTTGGTATTAATTCAAATATTCTAGTATCTACTGATTTTATTAAATCACTTTCGTTATATTTTGGATTTGATAATTTTCCAAATACAACACCATCCCCAGAATTTCCATCACTAAATGTGTATGAATTTTGACTAGTTTTAGACACAACTAAAGAACCACTCTTACTTATACCATCAAGTAAAGTTGCGTTTCTTAATCCGGTTGTTCTTAAATCTGCCATATTAATTATTTGATATAGTAAATGTTATTTTATCATCATAGTATTTTACATCACCATCCATATCAACTTTAAATTCTAATTTATAAACTCTACCAGACTCCCAATTTGAAAGATTCAAATTAATATAGTTTCCATCGGAATCACAACTTACTTTAGAGTATTCACTAAATGGAACTATAATATCATCCGAACCAAAATCTTTAATTTGGTAATATGTTGTTTGTGGTAGGTATTTTACGTCACTATATGCAAATGAATTTGTAAAAGTTTTTACAGGATATAATTCTCTACCCACTACCCTTATTTTTGGAATACTATTTTTCTTATATTCGCTTTTAAATGATTTAACACCAACCTTAATATCATTTGAATTTAGTGCAGATAATGAACCTGTTATAAAAGATTGGTCATCCCAACCTATTCTAATTTTTGGTTGATATATTGTAAATGTTTCTTTACTAAATAATCTTAGTATTCCATAATCTTGCGTATTACTTTCTATATTTTCAGGAAACAATGTTGAGTTAGCAAATTTTAACATCAATCCATCATTTGGAATTCCACCATTCAATGAACCAGTCATCCAAAGTTTAAGCATTGGTTTTACATCCATATCAATGTCACCTCTTTCATAGTTGAAATTTTGAGATGCGCTGTATTGTGTCCACCAAGTACCACCACTACCATCATTTATACTTGCGGTAGTATATGAATTAAAATCATTATCTAACCAATTTAATTTAGTATCACCTTCTCTATAATTCCAAGTTACACCTTTTGTAGTTATTGTATCAAATCTAGTACCTATACCCATTTCCCAACTTCCAGATATTGGATTGGCATAAATTGTATATTCTAATGGGATTTCCTCTGTTTGTGATTCTTTTAATAGTAAACGAGCATCAGTCATACCAATTGTACCATTATACAATGATTGGGATAAGAATCCTACATCAAATTTAAGTAAAGCATGTGATACATCTTTTACGTTTCCGTAATAAACTTTGCTTACTTCTAATATCTCATCAAGCCCAGTATTTTGATTGGGTTGTTGTAGATAAACCGTTGCATCTTTTGATGCTGTTAAAAAATAGTATGCCATTATATTGCCCTCCCTTTTATATCTGAATTAGGAAACTTAACTTCAAAAATTGAAGGGTCCAACGATGGATACACCACTTTATTTTTTGTTGCAGCTTCTATATTATATGAATTTGGAGAATATTCACCCCCACATTTATTTACTATTTTAAGTTTTTTAACAGAAGATACACCTTCAATATTTGAAAGTAATACTTCAACTTCACTTAAATTAATTGTTTGATTAAAAGACCAATTATCTATATTAAAATATCTTTGCAATTCTAATATACATTTGGTAACTGTTTCAGATTTGTTACTATTTCTATTGCAAACTATTTCAAAGTCAACACCAATATTGATAACAAAACCATCTAAAAAGTTTACACCATCAGTTAGTATTTTATATTCGTTTAAATAAGTTTTTAAATTTTCTTTTACTGCTCTGTTTGTTGGAGTTAATCTTCCAAAATTATCCAATCCTAACATATATAAGTTTATAGCAAATGGATTATTTTTTTCATTCTCATTAGAAGTTTTTCCAATTAAAAATTGTTGAATTTCTGAATTAACATCAGCTCTTAGTGGTTCATCCGAATCAGGTCTTTGTATAAATCCCATAACTAAATCAGTAAACTCTTGCAAAACATTTGGAGATGCTAAAATAGATGATGGTGAATTATTATCCAATTTACCATCTGCGGTTGCATAACATTTAGAAATTGCTCCGTATTTAGGTGACATTGATAATGCACGAATTTGATAATCATGTGAAGTAACTGCTCTGTTTTGTGCTCCAAAATTACCTAAAGCGTTTTGTCTTATTTCTTCAATGGATTCGGCTCCTCTACCACCAACGGCTGGTATTTTATTTGTAACAGCTATTGTATTTTTTAAACTATTATACGTTCCTATTTGTGCTATATTCAAATCTGAATAATCATTATCAAATTCAATAGATGATAGTTTTGTAAGTTGGTCAGCTTCTATGTTAGATGCAACACCACCACCTGTATAATATTTTACTGTAATAGTTGTGTTAGATGGTGATACTCCATAAGCTTTTGTTTTTAAGAAATTGGTTGGGTCGAACGATTCCTCTAATCTACTAATAGAGTTAGGTAATCCTAATCCTACATTTTTAAGATTTGGAATTAATTGCTCATCATTTGCATTTGGGTCACCAGCACCAAATTGAATAGTTGTTGTAAAATCTGGATTGATTTTAGTTGCAAATCTTCTTGGTGTTTTTAAAGTTTTTAGAATATATGGTACACTATCTTTAAATTGCACCAAATCAGGATCATTTAATTCAGTATTAGGATAATCCAAAAATACCATTTCTTGAGCCAAATAAGGTACTTCATAATATTTATTATTATTAGAATCTCTTACATCATAAATTTCTATTACATTTGTATTTGGTAAATTTATAGTTGCAAATGGACTATAAGGTCCAAATTCAAAACTAAGTTCTTCGGAAACAGCTGATATAGCTTTTACATATTTTTTAACAAGATATAGAGTGGGGTCTCCTGTATTTGAATCCCTTTTATATATTGTGATTTCTCTATCAGTACTATCTCTAAAATCTATAATATCCGTTGTTATGAATTTAATTGCATCATCCTTAGATTCAACTACCATTCCTTGCTTTATTTGCAATAGATATTTACTATCTATGATATTAGATGCACCCGTTCCAATTGCAGGTACAAGTTGGTATATTTCTAAAGTTGTAGTTGCAGGAGCTGTTACTTTTGGTTTATATCCTAAAAATTGAGCTAAAGCTATTACATTTTCTTGGTCTTCGGCTGTTGTTATTAGTGATTCTTTAAAGGTATCATCTATATAATAAGATAATACATCACCTATATAGGATGCCATTTCAATAAACATCATACCAGGTGATGCTTCTGTAAAGTCCGTATTTGTTTTAGGAAAATATGCTTTAGCAAATTCAATAAGATTATCTTTAAATGCAGAAAAATCTTTATTAAGATACTTTATATCTTTTCCGCTATATTTTCTATTGCTTGGTAATGAATTCATATTATGGTGCTGTTTGTTGTATGTTAAAAGATACTAAACCAGAATTTCCAGTATTTCTACTTCTAAATTTTAATGATATATTTACGGAATTTTTGTCTTTATTTTCATTACTCATATCAACATTTATTTCATCAATACTCACATTTGGTATATATCTTTCAACAGAAGTTGTTATTATATCTTGAATTTTATCTTCAAATTCGTCTGTTATGGGTTCGAACAATACTGTCTCTACACCAGCTCCAAATAAAGGATTCATTAAACGTTCTCCTCTTTTTGTTAATAAAAGATTTTTTATATTAGATTTTAATTGCTCAATTTCTGTGTAATTTTGCTTAAACGCAACATTTGTTATTTGAATCGGCAAAGCTAATCCAATTGCATAATCTTCATAATCTTTAGTCTCTAATAAAGGTTTTCTACCTAATATGATTGCCATTACTTCTTAAATCTTTTTACTAATTCAGAATAATCTCTGTTAAAAGCCTTATCCAACTCAGCAACTCCAGTATTCACACCTAATCCAGTTGGAGAAGGTCCTTTTGCTAAATCACCATAACCCATTTTTTCTGCTATTGCAGTTCTACCTACAATTGAACCCATATCACCTTGTCCAAAATTCATAGTTCTAAATCCACCATCACCAGTTGTAGGTGCCATTGCGGTTTCATTAAGAATTTGGTTAATCATTGGGTTTTTACTAAATTGTTTCGTTACGGCTACTTTAGTAGTTTGAACCGATTCCATAATTGGTTCATCTTCCATCATAGCCTTAGCCATAGATAATCCGGTACTTTTTGGTTTAGCAGGTTGCTTTCCTTCTGCTATCAGTTTTTTCATTTCAGCCTTTACAGTTTCCTTAATTAATGCGGGTAATTGTTCTTTCAATTCCTCTTTTATTAGGATTTGTATGGCTTTTAATAATTTATCTGTATTCATACTTCCTTATTTGTTATGTTTATAAATATTTGAATTGTTATTTTTGAGCGGCTTTTTGTTTATTGTTTAATGCATCAAACGTTGCTTGTGGTATTTGATAATCCGCATTTCCCACCAATCTGTTTTTGAAAGTTGTAGTTACTTCATATTGTAACATTTTAAGAGCTGCTTCAACAGTAGTAGTATCTCCTGGTGGATTTGGTGGTACTTTTTGTCCAGTTTCTTTGTGATATGATGGTGGTGGTTGAACTTTTCTTACCTTTCCATCACTTCCAATAATACTATCAGTACCAAATCCTAATCTATATGCGTTTGCATCCCAAGTTGCTCTATCAGCAAATCCTTCATTTTTTGCTATATATTTAGCAGCTATTGTAATCCAATCTGCCGTTAAATCCAATTCTCCTAAATCAACTGCCACTCCTGTTCCTGCGCTTTGAAATCCTCCCCCACCTCTAGGTCCTTGTACAAACGGCTTACCTGTACTGAATTTATCAGCTGATACAGCTACACCAGAATCATAGGCTATGACTTGAGGTCCTCTTAAAAATTCTTCTAGCTCTTTATCTACAGTTTCATCAAGTTTTTGTTCAGTTGTTCCAACTGCAATAGTTTCTTCTTGGGTTGGTCTTACCGAATTTTGGTCTTGTATATCCTCTTTTGGTTTAAAATCATCTTGAGTTACAACATTAGTTTGATTTGTAGGGGCTATAATATAACCAACCCAATTTAATACACCAATATTTGGTGTTCCTACTGGTGGATATAATGATGTAGTATATATTGTACCCTTAACGCTATTTAAATGATTTGTTGCGTATGATATAAATTCATCTACAATTAAGCCTGTATTATTTGTTGGATTTATTGCTGACATATTATTAAATTCTTACTACTCCTTGTACACATCCCATATTTTTAATACAATGCGATTTTATTCCGCCACTTTTATTACCGTCAACTCCCCACCAAAATCCTCCATCAATTTTCCAAAATATTCCTACATGATTAGATGCACCCTTACCATCATTAGGCCAATCATAAACTATCACATCTCCAGGTTTTGGTGTAAATTTAGCATTTTCCGCATTTGTCATATCTACATATCTACCATTTGCAATTGCCCATTCAACCCAAGTTGGACAAAATGCTGGGTTGGGATGATTTTTAAGAATACTAGAATCATTAAGATTATTTTTACCTTCCGCTTCAGTCCACCAAGTTGCTACAGTACATGCACACCAAGCAAATCCAGTACCCCCACCTATTCTTGCACCACCTAATGCCTGTATTTGTAAGATTCTAGGATGACCCGTATCTTTACCCACTTCTTGTACATTTTGACCAGCATCATGCAATGCAAGCTGAACTACTCGTTCTCCAAGAGTAGAGTTACCAGAGAAATTATTAAATCTCACATAAGGTGCACCAAAACCAGACCCACCACCAGCTTTAGAACCTTGCACAAATGGTTTACCTGTACTAAAGTTATCAGCCGATACAACTATACCAGAATCATAACCTACCACTTGAGGTCCTTTTAAAAATTCTTCAAGATCTTTATCTATTTGTTCTTGAGATTGTGGTTGTTCTTGAACAGGAGTATTATTTGGTAATGTATTTGGTTGTGTTGGTGTATTATTTGGTAATGTATTTGGTTGTGTTGGTGTAGTAACAGAAGTTTTTTCTGGTAATTGTACAACACCAGGAACTCTACCTAATATCGCATCTTGAAGTGGTACTTCTGTATTATAATCTTTATTTTCATTTAATATAGCTGTAATTTTATCTATTGCCTCCGATACTGTTTGTGCTTGCATTGGCTTACCTTCTGCAATAAATTTATTATAGGATTCAGATTCTTTCTCTAAATCTTCTTGATATTCTATTCTTTTTTCAGGAGTTAATTCTTCGGAAACATCAATTGGTGTTGATGTTGGTTTTTGCCAAATTCCAGAATCCGTAACAATGTTTTGCGTAACATATATATTGGATATACTACCAGGTGCAGGTTGTATTGGAATTGGTGTAGTTGCCATAACAGCACCTGCCCAATACGCTTTAACTCCTTCACCCATTTCACCCACTAAATCGTATGGTTGTGAGGAATTCACACCTTTTTGCAAAGCGGAAATAAAAAATTGTTTCATTGTTACAACATCACCACTTATCAATTTAATTTTATGCTGTTTATCAAATCCTCTCTTTACCGCAGAATCATATTCTTTTGCATATAATTCAGCAACAACATTTATATCAGAAATTCCTTCTGGACTATTTGCTACTCTTAATATATTTTGTTTGAATGTTTCCCAAGACATTATTTAAATATTTTAGCGTGATGTAGCTTCATCTATTACTTTCTTCTGATACGCTAGTAATTCATCTTTAGTTGCACTACGGCTTTCAGGTCCTGTAAATGTAACAGGCCCATCATTTAATCTAGATTCCATATAAAAGTTTGGTAGATTAGCCCTTAAGTATATTTTATAACCTTTGTATTCTTCTACAAAATTAGCTCTAGGGTCTACTGGTGGTTTAGGTGCTGGTGTTGTTATTGGCGCAGCTTTTGCATATTCAAATTTCTTTTCTTCTTTTTGAAATGCTTTTGGTTCAGGTGGAGTTTTTGGTTTAAACTTTTTAAGTTCTTTAAATGCTGGAATTTTTGGAATTTTTGGAATATTGGGAATACCTAAAGAATCCTTAAGTCCTTTTAATAATGCGGCAGCATCTCCTTTTAAATCTGAGAAAGCTCCTGCAAGTTTTCCAGCTGCTGCCTTAGCTTGACCTTCTGCGGCATTTGCAGCTCCCTTTGCTGCTGCTTTTCCTTCTTCCGCTTTACTAGCTGCTACTCTTTTATTTGTATTATCTACCATTACGCTGTTTGATTTAATTTACTAAGTATATCATTTAGTTTTGAATGTATCTTTCCAAAATCAGGTTTGTTTTTAGGTCCTATTGCGGTTGGTCCTGATGGCGTTAAGAATTGCATA